GCCGCTCTCCTGAACACCTGGTGTCACCCGGGCAAGAGCCCGCTGCCGCCGGACTGGACGTACCCGGAGCCAGTGAACCTGACCGCGCACGGGGGCACCGAGTCGGTGGCGCTGAAGTGGAGTGCCGGCGCGCAGCCGGCCAGCCTGCAGCCGATGCCGGCCGTCCGGGAGTACGAGATCGCCATCGCGGAGGGCACCGCGTGGCCGGCGCCGGCTGCTCAGTCGTACCCGCGGTTCAAGCCCAAGGGCACCAACCCGGAGACCTGGCAGGGCGGCTCGCTGAAGCGCAAGACGACGTACACCGCCGCGGTCCGCGCGCTGCGGGAGAACCCGCCGGACCCGCACGCAAGCCCCTGGGCGACGGCGGTATTCGCCACCACCTGAGCCGTAGTACCAGGCGTGGCCCGTGAAATCCTGATCGTCAACGACATCCACGCCAGGCGCCAGCCGCCCTCGCGGTGCACCGAGACCTACTGGCCGGACCTGCGGGATCTGCTCTGGCAGACCGTCCGCGTGGCGGCGGACCGCCAGGTGGCCGCCGTGGTGTGGGCCGGGGACGTGTTCGACCACAAGAATCCCCGGCTCACTGACCACGGCCTGATGCAGGACCTAATCGGCGTCGCGCACGGGTACCCGTGCCCGGTGTACGCCGTGCCCGGCAACCATGACATGCAGCACGACCGGATTGAGTCCATCACGGACACGCAGCCGCTCGGCGTGCTGTTCCAGGCCGGGGTGAAGCGGCTGGAGTGCTGGGCCGAGGACCGCCTGCCGCTGTACGGCGTGCCCTGGCAGCAGGAGTGGAGCGCGGAGTCCGTCAAGGCCGCGCTCGCGGACTGGCAGGCGGGGCTGTTCGGCACGTCGCTGGTGGTGACGCACGCGCCCATCTACCCGCCAGGCCAGGAGCCGCGCTATGAGGGCGCCGAGTACACCCCGTGGGAGTGGTGGGCCGACCAGATGCAGGACGGCGGGTTTCGCCACGGCCTTGCCTACGGCCACATCCACGAGCCGCACGGCGGGTGGATTACCGGGGACGGCTGCGGCCCGCTGTTCTGCAACTACGGAGCCTTGTCGCGCGGCTCGCTGGATGAGTACAACATCGAGCGGCAGGTGGGCGTCTCCATCTGGCACGAAGATGAGGAGGACTTCGAGTTTGTGCCGCTGAAGGCGCGTCCGGCCAGCGAGGTATTCCGGCTGGAGCGGCACGCTGCGGAGGTGACCGCGCGCAAGAGCCTGGACGGCTTCCTGGACGGCGTGCAGTCGGCCACCCTGAGCGTGCTCAGCGTGGAGGCGGTGATGCGCCACTTGCGCGAGTCCGGGACGGAACCCGCGGTGGTCGCCCTGGCGGAGGAGCTGCTCGCGCAGCAGGCTGCCCGGTGAGCGTGCCGTCCGCCCACGTACGGGCCAGGCTGTGGTGGGGTTCGCGGATAGACCGGACGGCGATCTGGCTGTGCAACCACGGCCATCATGACGCGGCTCTGCTCTTGTGGAAGGTGACCGGATCACTGTGAGCGACCCCAGCGCTTTGCGCATTAGCTGGTCCCGGCTGCGACTCCATGACGAGTGTCCCGCCAAGGGCCAGCTGATGCGCGACCATAAGACGCCGTACAAGGACATCCGGTCGTTTTTCCACGGCAACGTGGTCGACCTGCTGATGCGGCGCTGGCTGGACCAGGAGGAGCCGGAGCCCGGCTGGATGCTCGCCAACGTTGAGCGCGTCTTCGATGAGGCAATCGGCATCGCCCGCGACACCGGCGACGGCTACGTCAAGTGGAAGTCGGAAACCGACCGGGCGGAGACCCTGGAGTTCTGCCGCGAGCTGGTCATCCGGCTGGAGAAGATCCTGACCGTGTACGCGCTGCCGTTCACCTGGCAGCCCGCGGTACGGTTCAACGTCCCCATCATGGTCCCCGACCTGCGCGGCGACCTGCGCGAGATCCGGCTGGTCGGCGAGATGGACTTGCTGCTGACCGACAGCATGCTGCGCACCGGGGTGTACGACCTGAAGGCCACCAGGGATAACAGCTACTACCGGAAGGTGCTCGGGCAGCTGGCGTTCTACTCGCTGGTGGTGCGCATCATGACCGGCAGCTATCCGCACAGCACCGGCCTCATCCAGCCGATGTGCGATCAGCAGGTCCTTCCGGTGGAGATCACTGACCAGGCCAAGCGCGAGATGGCCGGCCGGATTACCCGGGTCGCGCACGACATCTGGGCGGGCCGGCTGGCCCCAAAAGCAGATGATGCCGGGTGCGGCTGGTGTCCTGTCCAGGGTGTCTGCCCCAAGTTCCGGAACATCGGGCACCGTGGCCGGGTGTCCCTGTCTCAGGTCACGGTGTGATAAGAGCGGAGTATCTGGCATGGACCTTACGCAGAAGGTGGCAGCGCTGAAGCAGCAGGGCGATGCTGCCCGCACCCGCCACGCGCGGGCGATGGCCGGCATCGCGGTGGCCGAGGACCGTGCCGCCCAGGTGCGCGCTCTGCTGCAAGGAGAGTTCGGCGTCAGCACGGTGGCGGAAGCCAGGGTACTGCTGGCGAAGCTGCACGAGGAAGCAACCGGGGAAGCAGCCGAGGTAGAGCGGCTGCTCGCAGAAGCGGGAGGTACGGCATGACGGATGCCGTCGCAGGGATCGACTACGGCCCCCTGGAGTTCACGATCCGGCGGTTCCAGATCGTCCAGCTGGTGGAGCAGGTGCTGCCGGCGGTGCCGTCCGGTGCCACGCTCCCGGTCAACAGCTGTTTCCGGGTCACCGTCTCAGCAGAGCCTGCGCGGCTGGAGATCGCCGCGCGCAGCGTGCAGATGAGCATCTATGCCGAGACGGAGGCGGTGGTCGTCACCGGGGACGGCGTTGTCTACCTTCCGGCTAAGAAGCTGCGCGCTATCCTGGCTGCCGCGCCGGAAGGCGACATCACGGTCTCGGTGAAGGGCGCCACGGCCAAGGTGACGGCGGCGCTGGCAGTATGGGACCTGCGCCTGCCGGCCCCGGACGGGTACGTAGCTCCGCCGGACCTGGCCGGGGCCGAGTTCGCCAAGGCGATCCGCGAGCGGCTGGCCGCTGCGCTGCTGACGGTGCGGCACGCGGTCGGCAGGGATAGTGGCCGGCCGTCGATGAACCAGGTCTCGATCGCTGAGCACGGCGGCGTCATGTGTGCCACCGCGGCGGAGGCCAGCCAGTTCGCGCGTGCTCCGGTGCCGGACTTCCCGCTGCCGGTCTGCATCTCCGGTGCCGCGCTCAGCGACCTGGTGAAGCTGCTCGCCAAGAGCGGCTCCGACGTGGTGGAAGTCGCCGACTTTGGCGCGAGCGTGCTGTTCCGCACTGGGCCGGTGACGCTGGCCGTCACCAAGTCGAACGCTCCGTTCCCCAATGCCGACGACATGTTCCTGCGGCCCGCCGTGGGCAATAGCCGGCCGCTCGTTGTGGATAAAGCACGCCTGGAGGCGGTGCTGGCCCGCGTGCAGGTCAACTGCGATGCCTCCACGTCTGCGGTCGCCCTCATTGCCGAGCCGGGGCGCCTGACGGTCACTGCACAGGACAAGGACGGCAACAGCGCGGAGGAGACGGCCGCCGCCGACTGGGCCGATGACCGGGAGGTCATCGTCGTGAACGCCCAGTTCCTGGCGGCGATGCTGGGTGCGCACCCGTCGGCTGTCTGCCAGTTTTCCGTGGGGCACGGACAGGGCCGCGCCCGGCCGCCGCTGATGCTGACCGACGAGAAGGCCGGAGTCACCGGCGTGTGCTTGCAGATGCCCCCGTCTGTCATGGGCCTGGACAGGAAGTAGGAGACGATGATCATTCACCCGAGCCGGCTGCCGGAGATGGCCGATGAGGTCAAGCGGTACTGCGAGGCCAAGGGCTGGTATGACGAGCCGGTGTCGTTCCTCCAGGCGCTCGCTCTGCTGCACGAGGAGGTCAGCGAGGCCGGGCACGCCTGGCGTGACTGGGGCCTGGAGGACGCCACCGCGGGGTCTGCCACCACGTCAGGCGGTCACTTCAGGAGCAAGCCCGAAGGCGTCGGCAGCGAGTTCGCCGACATCCTCATCCGCTGGCTGGACGATGAGGTTCGGTTCACGATCGGCGCTATCTCCGTCCTGGAGAAGGAAGGCCGGGGTGTCTTCGGAATCAATGACGATTTCCTCGTCAACATAAATACCCTGCACGTCCTGGTGGCGCGGGTGTCGGTGACTGCAGAGGACTGCTTTAACGACGCGGACCGTGATGAGGTACTAGCTCGTGCCATGGCGTCGGTGCTGGCATTCCTCTTCCAGCTGGCCGAGCACTGCAAGGTAGACCTGTTCGCCGAGTTCGAGCGCAAGATGCAGTTCAACTGGACTCGGCAGTATCGTCACGGCGGGAAGCGCGCCTGATGCCGTTCACCGAAGGAGACTTCACCGGCAATCCGGTGGCCATGACTGACGGGCAGCGGAAGGTCACGTTCGATTCACCAGCTGACTTCGAGGACTGGCTGGAAGAGCACTGCGGGGACAGCCTGCTCGGCTGGCACTGGTGCCCGGCGTGACTGGCATCGCCGTGCTGTCCGCCGCGGTCCGGCAGCGCCGCCAGCAGCTGGACCGGCTGGCCGGGCGCGCGCAGCAGGTGGCTAAGGCCGGCCAGGAGACGGACGCCGAGATCGAGCGGCTGGCTGGCCTGGTGGAGCTGCACGCCAAGACGGGAGCGGTGCTCACCAGCGTTGGCGAGGAGGCGCAGGCGAACGCGCAGTCGCTGTTCGAGGACTTGTCCACCCGCGCGCTGGAGGCCATCTTCGGTGAGGGCCTGTCGTTCCGGTTCGAGCCGGGAGAGACTGGCGGCCAGGTGACCCTGGAGCCGCTCATCAGGTCTGACTTCGGCGGTACCGTCATCGAGACCGGGGTGGCCGACGCGCGCGGCGGCGGCATGGTGGCGGTGACCGGGTTCGTGCTGCGGCTGGTCATGGTCATGCTCAGCCCGGGCGTGCGGAAGATCATCTTCCTGGATGAGACGTTTGCGTTCGTCAGTGCCCAGTACCGCCGCCCGCTCGGCTCTTTCCTGCGCTATGTGGCCGACCGGACAGGCGTGCAGATCGTTATGATTACCCACGATCCGGTATATGCCGAGTTCGCCGACACGCTGTGGCAGCTGGAGCTTGGCCCGGATGGCGTTACCCAGGTCCGTGAAGGCGAGAGTGAGTAGCCGTGCCCCTGCCCCCTGATGGCCAGATCGCCGAGTTCGACCGGCAGACCGCCGAGAACGTGCTGCGTGCTGCACTGTTTGCCGCCGACGCGGAAGCGGTCCGTCCGGGACCCCCGTCTTCTATTCGCAACCCGGACGGCTCGCAGCAGGGCGAGACGATGCACGAGCACACCGTCCGCGTCGTCCGGACAGCGTTTTTCCACCTGCTGGAGCAGAATCTGGTCGTGTTCCCGCCGGACATCGCCGAGACCCTGAACGACTGGATTCCGGCCGAGCGGGTGGGGACGGACGATGGCCAGCCGCAGTCCTGACGCCATCGCCGCCTGGCTGGACGCCACCCTGCACAGGTTCGACGGCCCGGCGCAATTTTTGGGCACCGAGCCCAATGCGATGCGCCGCGGCTGGGACCACACGGACGTGCGCTGGCTGCTCGCCGCGTCCTGGGACTACAGCCAGGCCGCCGGCAACATGGCCATCCCGGCGCTCTACGACGCGGTGCACAAGGCCGGGCACTGGGCGATGGCTGACCGCTGGTACCTGCCTGCCACCCAGCGCGACATGGACCTGCTGGAGAAGGGCCGCATGCCCGTCTTCGGCATCGAGTCCAGGCGTGCCGCCGCTGATTTTGACGTGGTTGGCACGTCTATCAGCTACCCGGTGCTGTTCATGAACTTCTGTAAGCACCTGATGATGAGCGGAATCCCGCTGCGCTGGGCTGACCGCGCTGACCGCGCCGGGGACTACCCGATGGTCATCGTCGGCGGCCAGGCCTGGGCATCGCCGGAGTTCATGGCGCCGGTGGCTGACTGCGTGTGGCTGGGTGAGGCCGAGGAGGAGCCAGGCAATCCCGGCATTACCGCGGTGTGCGAGCGCATCCGCGAGTTCAAGCGCATGCAAGCATGGACGGCGAACCGTAACGCCTGCTATCTCAAGCTGGCCCGCGAGTTCAACTTCCTGTACTTCCCCCGGTTCACCGTCGTCACCTACCACTATGAGGACCGCGGGCTCCCTGAGCCGACCAAGATGGTCGGCGGGTTCCTGCCGCTGGTGCCGGACCTGCCGGCGCACTTCCGGGCGCGCCGGGTGGGCAACCTGGATAACGCGTCGCTGATGACGTCCGCGCCAGTGCTGTTCTCTGACCCCGGGATGGGCCTGGGGGACATGGAGGTCATGCGCGGCTGCAGTTCCTGGTGCTCGTTCTGCCGGCTGAGCTGGGTGACCAAGCCGCCGCGGCAGGAGAGCGTGGAGCGGTCGGTGGAGCGCGCGGCGCTGTGGCGGCGCAACATGGGCTCGGCAGACATCAGCCTGGTGGCGCCCAACCCGCCGTCGCACACCCGCAAGCGGGCGCTCATCGGTGCGCTGCTGGAGCAGGTGACCGGCTCGGTGAACGCCAGCTCGATGCGGATCGATGACTACCTGTCCGGCGACTTCTCGCTGCTGCTGTCCCTGGCAGGCACTGATTCCATTACGCTCGGGCTGGAGGGAAACAGCCAGCTGACCAGGGACCTGGCTGGCAAGGGCACGTCCGACGACGACGTGGCGGAGGCGGTGCGCCGGGCGATTCGCGCCGGCATCCGCAAGATCAAGCTCTACTTCATCACCAACTGGCCGGGCGAGACGCGCACCGACGTGATGAAGGTGGTGGAGCTGGGCAAGCGGCTGGCTGACATCCGCGACGGGTTCGGCGAGGCCGCCAAGGGCGTGCAAATCATCTTCTCCTGGACGCCGCTGCTCATCGAGGCGCAGACTCCGCTGCAGTGGTTCGCGGTCACCCCGCCGGACTATGCGCTGTCCGAGGCATTCGACGCTCTCATGGCCAACCACCGTATCTGGGTGAAGCTCGGCTCCAAGGCCCAGCCCGCTAAGATGGCCTTTTTCCAGACGTGCCAGCGGGCGAGCCGGGATGTCGGCGAGGCTCTCGTAGACGTTATCGAATCCTACGGGGTAGCTTCCTGGGGAGGGTTCCCTCAGGACATGCCGCAGCGGCTCGACGCTGCTCTTGTAGCACACGGGTTCGCCAACGGCATGGACGACATCTTCGGCGAGCGGTTCGAGGAGGACCTGTTCGGCTGGGAGATGATCGACACCGGCGTGAAGCGGTCGCTGCTGTGGCGCGCTTACCAGGACATGGTGGAGTTCCTGGAGGGAACCGACGCCGAGACCTACGACGACCAGGTGCCCGAGGGCTACCACGGCAACGAGTGGGTGCCGCGGTGCGATCAGCAGTGCAGCGGGGCCAGCTGCGGCGTGTGCACCAAGGAGGACCTGCTGCTGCGTAAGTCCGTGCTTCAGGCAGCAGACCGGGACCTGGCCGCCGAGCCGGTGCGCCCGCTTGACCAGTCTTCCGTTATGCAGCTGGTGCGGATGCGCGTCTCCCGGCCGCCTGAGCACCGTTTCGTCGCGCGCGAGTCGATGGCGGCTATCGTCCGGCGTGCCGCTTACCGGGCGGCGGTGCAGTTGCCGCAGTTCCCGCCGGTCGCCGTCCAGTCGGTGCGGTTCGCGTCGGCCGCCACCGGCTACCGGGACCGCAGCGCCGGGGTGGATTACGTGGAGTTCGGCCTCACCCGCGAGGCTGAGCACATCGAAGTCGGCGCGTTTCTCCTCAAGATGGCGGTTCCGCTGAACTCCTATCTGCGCTGGGGCGGGACTTACCTGGTGCTGCCGCCGTCAGGCCGCATTCCGGCTCGCGCGTCCAGCCTCTGGGACCTGGAGGTAGCCGACTCTCCCGGCGTGCTGGAGGGGTGGCTGCGGCGCTGGGAGGAGGCCAGCTACGTGCGCGTCTTGCTGCGAGCGGACAGCTTCTATGCGGGCGCCACTGCGCAGGAGGCTAACGCCAAGGATCATGTCGCTGATTTCTGGGCCGTCCGCGACGGGCACCGGGTGCTGCTGCGCATGCTGCTCAACGGGCGCATCGGGCCCTACCAGGCGTACGCCGCGCTGGCTGGCAAGGCCAGCTGGATCGAGGCGGCCCGTTATACCGCGATGCGCAGGGAGTTTTTCTACGGCGGGGCTCAGCCGTGCGAGGGCTGCGGCTTCCAGGTGCCCGCCAGCCTGATGGACGTGCCCTGGACCGAGCGGTTCTGCCCGCGGTGCGATGACGAGGCCGAAGGAAGGATCATCGCCTCGCTGGCCTCCGGCGTATTACAGGCGACAGTTCTTCACACCTGGGGAGAGCCCTGTGGATACTCCCGAACCTGTCGTCAGCGACGACGAAGACGAGACCTGGGCCGGAGACGGCTACTGGCGCATCCCGCAGCCGTGTCAGCTGGAGCCTGTCTCCGATGCAGCCTGAGATCGAGGAGAGCCAGCCGTGCCCGCAGTGCGGGGCGCTGGCTGAGCCCGAGCAGGACTGGGACCTGAAGTTCTGGTGGTGCAAGGAGTGCGGTGCCGAATTCGGCTACGCGCGTGTCGTACCGCCCGGGCCGGTGTGCGCGGCCGGCCTGCCGCTTGCCTCCGCAGCTGAAGAGAGCCAGGCCGTATTTCTCGGCATGACCATCAAGAGGAGACCCGATGACTGAGCAGCTGGCCCTGAAATACCGTCCCGCTACGTTCGGGGATGTGGCTGGCCAGAAGCCATCGGTGGCTGTTCTCTACCGGATGTGCCAGCGCCATTCGGTACCGGGCGGGATGCTGTTCGCCGGCGAGCACGGCTGCGGCAAGACCACGATGGCCCGGCTGGTGGCCAAGGCGCTCAACTGCGAGTCCGGGCACCAGGCAGCTGGCGTGTGGCCGTGCGGCACGTGTGCCAGCTGCACGGCCATCACCGCCGGGACGTCCCTGGATGTCGAGGAGCTGGACGCGGCCAGCAACGGCACTGTCGAGCAGATTCGCGAGGTGCGCAGCCGCGCCTATTACGGCGCCTTGCCTGGCCGGTTCCGGGTGTTCATCGTCGATGAGGCTCACGGCTTGTCTGATGCTGCGTTCGAGGCGCTGCTGATCCTCCTTGAGGCTCCGCCGCCCGGCGTGCTTTTCGTCTTGTGCACCACGCGGCCGGGCAAGGTCCCCGGCACCATCCAGTCACGGCTTATGCCGTTCCGGTTCGACCCCATTCCGGTATCCGTCATTCGCGACCGGCTGGCGCGCATCTGCCAGGCGGAGGGCATTGCCGCGGAGCCTGATCTGCTCACGGCCATCGCCGAGGCCAGCAACGGTTCCATGCGCGATGCCGTGATGCGGCTCGACCAGGTGTCCCGCGTCGGCATCAGCACCCTGTCCATGTGGAGTGAGCTGACCGGCGAGAGCGACTACGCACCCGGCCTGCTCATCGCAGCAGCTGACGGCAACTACGCCGCCCTGTACGAGGGAGCCGCCGCCGCGCTGGCCCGCACCGGAGATCCTGCCCAGGTGGTGCGCGAGCTGGTGCGCGCTATGGCCGACATGCTGGTGCTCACCTGCAACGGGGAGATCTCCGCCCTGGGCGAGTCGCTGGCGGTCCGCCGCGATCTCGCCATGCGGCTCGGAGCCCGGCGCATCCATGCTGCCATGGCGGTGCTGTGGGAGCTGCAGACCCGGGTGAAGGTCGAAGACCGGGAGACCGCGCTCACGCTGGCCCTGGCCATGGTAGCCAAGCGGCTCATGCCCCCGCCCGCGCCGATCGCAGCGGAAACCGGCGGCAGGGTCGCCGACGTCCGCGCGATCGAGGAAATGATGAGGACCGCATGATTGCCGGGATGGCTGTTCTGGTTCCCACGCGAGGCAGGCCGGGGAACGCGGTGCGGCTGGCCAAGGCCGTCGATGAGCTGTCGGGGCGCGAGATGGCCGCCCTGTACTTCCTGGTCGACCCGGGCGAGCCGCTGTACGCGGACTACCAGCGGCAGCTTGACGAGGCAGCACCATGGGCGTACCTGGTCCGGGTGGCTGCCAGCCCTCAGCGCATCGGGCCCATCCTCAACAAGAGCGCCCCGGCTCTTGCCGAGCGGTACTCGCACGTCGCCTTCATGGGCGACGATCACCTGCCGCGCACCGGCCGGTGGGATGAGCAGCTGGTCAGTTCGCTCGGCGGGCGCCCGGGCGTCGCCTACGGTAACGACTTGTGGCAGGGCGAGAACCTGCCGACCATGGCCGTGCTGTCGTCGGAGCTGGTGCGCGGCCTGGGATTCTTCGCGCCGCCGGCGCTGGAGCACCTGTACCTGGACGACTTCTGGCGGATGCTCGGGCACAGCGTCGGCAACCTCGCCTACCGCAGCGACGTGATTATCGAGCATCTCCACCCCATGGCCGGCAAGGCCAGCTACGATCCGGGATACCAGGAAGTTAACTCCGACAGCCAGAAGCTGCGCGACGGCGAGGAGTTCGCGCGGTACCGGAACCTGCAGTGGGCAACCGACCTGCGCCGTCTGAAGGAGTACCTGGGTGAGTGAGTGGCGTTTGTTCCCCGAAGGCGTTGTCCCTGAATGCACTACGGCCGCCTGGTACGAGGGCCGTGAGCGCGCTCCGCACCTGGAGCAGGACGGCCACCGTCAGCGGATTGAGCTGACCGCGGAGTTCGTCCGGTCCCTGGCTGACGGGTACGGGCTGCGCAGCGTCTCCGACCTAGGGTGCGGGGACGGCGGGCTGCTGTCCCTGCTGGCCAGCAGCGGGCTGTCCGCCTGGGGCTACGACCTCAGCCCGGAAGCCGTCAAAGGCGCTGTCGAGCGCGGCGTCACCGCTTACCAGATGGACGTGGTGAATGACTGGCCGTCGCTCGGGGACCTGGCGGTGGCCGGGGAGATGCTGGAGCACCTGGTGAACCCGCACGCGTTCGTGCGCCGTCTCCGCTCCGGCTGCGCGTACGCGGTCGCCTCCTCCCCGTTCACCGAGACGGCGGCCAGCCATTACGAGTTCCACACCTGGGCGTGGGACCTGGAGGGATACCGTGCCCTGTTCGAGAACAGCGGGTGGCGCGTCGTCCGGCAGGAGACCGTCCAGTCCTTCCAGGTCATCGCGGCGGTGGGTGCGTGAGGTACGCCCTCGTTACCGGAGACAAGGGCTTTGTCGGCCGCCACTTCGCCCGTTATCTGCGCAAGCATGACTGGAATGTCATCGGCTGCGACATTGCCGACGGGGCTGACGCGCGCGAGTTCTTCCGCGTCGTGGATAACGTGCGCGTGGACCTGCTGGTGCACTGCGCCGCGGTGGTCGGCGGCCGGGAGACCATCGACGGCGCGCCGCTGGCGCTGGCCTCCAACCTGGAGCTGGACGCCGGGATGTTTCAGTGGGCGCTGCGCAACAAGCCGGGCCGGGTCCTGTACTTCTCCAGTTCCGCGGTCTACCCGGTGTTCATCCAGAACGAGACGATGGCCTTCGGCGGCGCCGGCCTTCGGCGCAACGGCCTGTACGAGAACATGGTCTCGGCCGACTTCGCGCACGCCGTTAACGTGGGCGTCCCTGACCAGCTGTACGGCTGGGCGAAGCTCACCGGGGAGCACCTGGCTTACCGGGGCCGCCAGGAGGGGCTGAGCGTCAGCGTGGTGCGCCCGTTCAGCGGCTACGGCTCCGACCAGGACGCCAGCTACCCGTTCCCGGCGTTCATCGACCGCGCGCTGCGTCGCGAGGACCCGTTCACCATCTGGGGCGACGGCACCCAGGTGCGGGACTTCATCCACATCGATGACATCGTGCAGGCCTGCATGGCCATGTGCGAGCAGGGCATAGACGGCCCGGTTAACCTGGGGTCCGGTCAGCCGGTTTCCATGAAGGAACTGGCCTTGCTGGCCTGCGGGCAGGCGCACTACACGCCGGAATTCAAGTTCAGCACCGGCTCGCCGCGCGGCGTCAGCTACCGGGTCAGTGATAGCACTGCGCTTCGCGGGTTCTACGTGCCGGAGGTCACCCTGGAGCGCGGCATCGCGCAGGCCCTGGCGTGGCGCAGGAGACTGCTGTGAGGGTTTACGACACATTTCTCTTTAACGACGAGCTGGACATGCTCCAGTGCCGCCTGGAGGAGCTGGCGGGCAAGGTTGACCGGCACGTGCTGGTGGAAGCCAAGTACGACCACCAGGGCAACCCCAAGCCGCTGTACTACGCCGACAACAAGGACCGCTTCGCCCTGTGGTCACGCAGCATCACGCACATCGTCGCCGACGTGCCCTCCCTGGAGGAGAACCCCAGCCCGTGGTCGCGCGAGTTCTCGATGCGCCAGGCCGTCTGGGAGGGACTGAACGGCGATGTTGAGCCCGAGGACCTGGTGCTGCTGTGCGACGTGGACGAGATTCCCTCTGATGCCGCGGTTTCACTGAAACCGGACGGGCTGGTGGCGATGGGCATGCGGCTGGCCATGTTCGCCGTCGACTGGGTGTACCCGGAGGAAGCCCGCATCGCCATCGCCGGGCGCGCCAGGGACTTCGCGACGGTGCCGCTCTTCCAGGCGCGCGACAACGGGTTCCGCGCCCGGCTGCCTCTGGTAAGTGGCTGCGGCTGGCATTTCACCTGGCTGGGTGGCCCGCAGGCGATCCGCCGCAAGGCGGCCCAGTTCTGCCACCTGGAGCTGAAGGACATGATCCTGGCCGGCAATGACGCCGGGGAGTGGTACGAGCAGGGCTGGACCTGGCACGGCAGCAACGCCTACCCGCCGCCGCGGCGCGCTTCGCAGTTGCTCGGAGTAGATGTAGACGGCACCTGGCCGGCCTACATCGCCGACCGGATGTGCCCGCCTGAGTGGTTCCGGCCGCGGGCTCTCGATGCGTGTCCGTGAGGACGAGAGCCTCCGGCGCTGGATCATCTACGTCTACAAGGACGACAGGTGCCCGTGCGAGTACGAGTACAAGAGCCTTGGCCGCGGGTTCGGCTCCGGCTGGGTGCGCCTGACCACTGATCCGAGTTGCCCGCACCACGGCACCGCCCGATTAGCAGTGCATGGCGGCTGACTGGGACAAGTTCGACGGGCTGTTCACCTGCCCGCAGAGTGTTGTGGACAAGGACCTGCGTAGCGGGTATGAGGAGTTCTACGCGACCGCGCGCGCGGAGTGCGAGGACCGCGTGATGTCGTCGGCGCAGATCATGCGCACGAGCGTCATGCTCAACTGGTTTTTCAAGCACCAGCAGACCTCCCGCCGCGGGTATGGCACCGACGAGGGCTACCAGCACCCCGGCCAGGAGAAGGACGCCATCCTTGCCTGGGAGCAGATCGCCAAGACCTGGGACGACGTGCGCCTTAAGTCTCGTCCTGTGGAGGCTGGTGGCCTGCAGCCGGAGAAGGTCCGCGATGTCTTCCTGGTGGTGCTGCGCGAGGTGGACGACCCTGAACTGCGCGCTGTCCTGCAGGACAAGTTCGTTGAGGCGCTGAGCGCTGCCTGATGGCCGGAGCCCTGGAGCTGCTGGAGGCTGCGCACGCTGAGCGCGCGGCCCATGAGCACCTGCTCGGGGAGTGCCCGTGGTACCAGCACGTCGACAAGGGCGGGCGCGACCACCCCGACCTGCACTGCCGGCCCGCAGCAGGGGCGAGCACCGGCTTGCACGAGGGGGGCGCGCTGGTCAAGTTCACGCCGCACACGCCGGAGGCGTCCACCGTCGTCAAGCCGACGGTGCCGCCCGGCGGGCCCGGCCTGTTCCACATGAAGGGCCACCACCTGCCGCCGTACATCGAGCACCTGTATCCGCACCTGGTGGAGCGGTACGGCAAGCACGACGCGTACGGCGTGGCCGTCGGCATCGTCAAGAAGTGGGCGCAGGGCGTCAACCCGGGCGGCTACAAGACCAAGAGCGGCAAGGGCAAGCGCACCCACCCGGACGTCCGCGCTGCCGCGCAGAAGAACGTCGCCGAGTGGGAGAAGGAGAAGGCCGAGGCGCACGAGCACGCCGCGGCCTCCGTCGTCGGGCTAGCCAGGGGCCCGCAGATGATGACCGCGCCGGGCACCCGGCCGACTTTCGTCCCGCCCACCCCCGGCGGTCAGTACCAGCAGTACGGCATGTACCAGAACCCGGTGCAGTCGGTGTCCCCGAGCCCGCCGCTGCCGCCGGCCGTGCCGCTGCCCACCCCGGCGGAGGTGCTCGCCGTCATCCCGCTGGTGCCCGAGTCGGCCAAGCCGGAGCTGTCGACAACCGCGCGCAAGTTCCTGGAGCAGGCCGCGCACAAGCTGAAGGTCAATGACCCGCTGGCGGCGCTCGCCATGATGCGCAGCGCCCAGGCGGCCATGTTCTCCGCGCATAAGGCCGACCAGGGCGCTCAGATTCCGTCGGCGTACATGGCCAACGTCTTCACCCGCATCCCGCCGGGCGAGCAGTCGTCGGCGACCGCGGCGATGAAGCTCGGAACCGACCAGCTGATGAAGTGGCGCAAGGCCGAGCAGGCGATCGGCGCGCTCACCGACCGCATCCGCAAGCGCTACTTCCACGGCGTCTACAACGGCCCAAGCCAGATGGCCCGCTTCACGGAGGACGGCATGACCTCGCTGGACAAGATCCTCGCGCTTGCCGCGATTACCACCGGCAAGGACGTGTCCGAGCCCGTGGAGTCTGACACCACCGGCGCCACTCCGTTGCTGCAGGCGCCGGAAGGCCTGCTCGACATCGCCGACGAGGATGCTCGCAGGGAGCTGGAAGCGCTGCCGCCGGTCGACCGGCAGCGGGTGGACGCCTACCTGGCGGCGGCCCGCGGCATGGTGCGCACCAACCCGTTCGGCGCATCCCAGATGGCGCTCCGGGCGGGCGGGGTGGCCAAGGCCTCCGGCGCGCACGACCTCGCCCGGCACATCCATGCGCACGTGGAGGCGCTGTCCCTGGGACGCAACCTGACCAACCCGGCGGATGCCGCGGCGCGGATGGAAGCCGGCGGGAAGACGGTCAGCCCGAGTAACAGCCCGCAGACCGTTGCCGACACCGGCAACAACGCAGCCAGCCTGTCCGCGGTGGAGCGCCTGCAGCTGGCTGCCGGGGCAGGCAGCAGCGCTGGATCGTCGGCCGGGTCCTCAGCCGGGTCTGGCTTCGGCAGCCCCGGTGCGGCCGAGGCTCTCGGCCGCCGGATCGGCATCCAGGTGGTGGCCGCGCCAGCTACCAGGACTTCCTCCAGGTCCTCCTCATCGCCCGGCTCGTCAAAAGGCGGTCCAGTCATCCACAGCGCCGGGGCTCCCGCTGGCGAGCCGGGTCCTGTCAGCTATGCGCACCATTTGCACGAACTGCACATGCAGCACGTTCAGCACGTGGCCGCTGTGCACGCTGCGCACGTCGCGACCATGAAGCACCTGGTGCACCAGCGGTTCGGCGGCGCCGGCTGATCCGATTGGGCAGGCGTAGCCGATTCGCGCCCGGGAGGCCCGATGTCACTGGAGAAGATCCTGTCCCTTGCCGGGGACTCGATCGGCACTGCCGCCGGGCTGGACGACGAGCTGCTGCTTGCCGCGCAGACTGCCGCCGGGGAACTGCTGACGCTGCTGGCTGCTGCGGACGACGAGGACAACGTGAAGGAGTCCGAGGAGTCCGGCGACGACAACGACGATGATGACCAGGGCGGCGGGGACCACGCGAGCCACGCCACCTACAAGGCACTGGTGAAGCGGAACATCCCGGCCAAGCGCGCCGCGTCGATGTGCGCCAGGTCGGACAAGAACGTGAAGGCCAGCCAGCTGGCCAGCTCGCTGCAGGTGATCCTGTCCGGGCGGCCGGGCACGGACCTGGCGCTGGTCAGCCTGGCAGCCACGCCTTCGAGCGAGACCGCCGAAGGCCGCCGGAAGGCCGCCGACGAGGGGGACGCGCTGCCGGACGGCAGCTACCCGATCAGGGACAAGAAGCACCTGCACTCCGCCGCGGTGCTCGCAGCGTCCAAGCACGGGGACTGGCAGGCGGCCCAGCGGCTCATCCGTCGCAAGGCTCGCGACCTCGGAGTGGACGTCGACTCGCTGCCCGGCTTCGGCACCGGCGGCAGCGACCGCGACGGCGAGAAGATGGCCGCCTCCATGATGGCGCTCGCGGCCAAGGCGGTGGGCGCCGGCCTGGTGGTGGCGATGAACCACCCGCCCGTTAACGGCAGGCACAGCCACGCGCACTACGTCACCAGCGTGCACGAGCACGAGCACCAGCACGTCAACGACAGCCGTCACGACGGCGGACCGCTGCACCGCGAGGGCAGCCAGCCGCGGCGAGGGGAGATGTGGTAGATGTTCGCCTGGCTCGCCGCACTGTTCGCAGCCATCGGGTGGCTGCTGTACGCCATCAAGGCCGGCACGCATGCGCCGTGGACGCCGACGGGTTTTACCATCCTGGCCATCCTGTGCATCGCGCTGCACCTGGCCTGGGCGTGGTACCCGTGGCGGCACCCGTAGCGTGACCACTCCCGGGGCAGCTGCCGCCAAGCTGCTCGGCATGGTCGGCAGCGGCGGCACCAGTGCTTCCGGGTTCTCGCTGTTCGCCGAAGAGCCGGTGCCGCTGTCCGTTTTCGTCCAGGACCGCGGATACCTGGCCAACCCGCCGCTGAGCGAAGTGCAGTACGAGGCCGTCCGGCATGCCGAGCGCGTCTACTACCCCGAGACGTACGAGGTGCTGGCCCGCAGCGCGGACAAGAAGGTGCGCGACTACTGGTCTGTTCCCACCCGGATGGTCAACTTCCTGGAGCTGGAGTGGGGCAAGGGCGGCGGCAAGGACCACACCTGCCGCATGATTGCGATGCGCGTCTGCTACCTGCTGCTGTGCCTGAAGTCGCCTCAGGTCTACTTCGAGATGCCCGAGCAGGACTCGATTCACGTGCTCAACGTGGCGTCCAGCTCCAAGCAGGCGCAGCGCGCGTTCTTCGCCCCCATGCGCCGCGCCGTGCAGCGTCCGGGCTGCTGGTTTCAGCGCAACGCCGGCATCGACATCCTGGACGCCACCGAGCGGCAGCGCCGCGGCGCCCGCGGCGAGCGCACTGTCACCCTGCTGGACACGATCCGCTTCGAGCACAACATCGAGGCCGTGAGCGGCCACTCCGATGCCGACAGCCAGGAGGGCCTCAACCTGATCCTGGGCATCGCCGACGAGATTGACGCGTTCCGCTCGGCCGCGGAGCTGGCCAAGTCAGGCGGGGCTCGCCAGCGCGAGTCTTCCAGCTCCGCCGAGGCGATCCTGGACATGATCCGGACGTCGGCCACCACCCGGTTCCCGGCCGTGTTCAAGAACGTGCACATCAGCTACCCGCGCTACCTGGGCTCGACCATCCAGCAGCTGGTGGCCAAGGGGAACGCCGACATCGCGGCGCGCGGGGACAAGAGCCGGTACTACGTGTCCGGCCCGCTGGCCACCTGGGACGCCAACCCGCGCATCAAGGGCAAGGAAGCGTTCGCGGAGGATTACGAGAAGGACCCGGCGCTGGCGGAGGCCAAGTACGAGTGCAAGCCGCGGCGCGCGATCAACCCGTACTTCGCCAATGAGGCCGCCATCCGTGACTGCCTGACGGAGTACGTGCAGCCGCCCCTGTCCGTCAGCTACAAGCGGGAGGGCGCCAGCTGGGCGCCGGTCTACACGTTCAGCCCGGAGCTGTACCCGGTGAAGGGCGCGCTGTACGCGATGCACGCCGACCTGGCCGTCACCGGGGACCGCGCTGGCGTGACGATGGCGCACGTCAAGCGCTGGCAGGACCATGCCCTGGTCGGCCATGACGAGGACGGCATCGAGATCCAGATTGCCGAGCGGCGGCCGGTGGTGAAAGTCGATTTCACCATCAGCTTCGAGTCCAACTCGGGCGCGGTGCCGCCGATGGAGATCCAGATCCGCTGGGCGCGCATGCTGTGCCTGGAGCTGCGGCGGATGGGCTTCCCGGTGGTCCGGTTCACCTTTGACCAGTACCAGTCCAAGGATTCGATGCAGATCCTGGAAAGCCACGGCATCGAGACCGACCGCTTCTCCACCGACATCTCCGAAGAGGGCTGGCGGACGCTGCGCGACGTTATGTACGAGGGCCGCCTGGAGATGCCCGCGCGCGAGCTGACCGTCATCGAGCTGCTCGGCCTGTCCCGGCTGCCCAACGGCAAGATCGACCACCTGGGCGACTCCTCCAAGGACGAGGCCGACTCTCTGGCAGGAGCGGTGACCGGAGCCCTGGAGGTCGGCGGCCAGGAAGACCCGGCCGGCAAGCGCGCGTTCCCCGGTTCAGCCGACTTCTCCGGGCCGGCGTCGGCGGTGCCCTCACTGCTCGGCATGCCGTCATCGCTGCGGCACCTGGGGCCGGATGAGTTCATGCCGCTGGACCGGCCGGGCATGGAGTTCGGCGGGGACTACCTGAGCGACTGGGGCGGAGCTGCCCTGAACAGTGACTACGCGCAGTAGGGTGCCCGTGTGAGGATGCCGTTCGAGAGCCTGATGGAGTACGCCGCGTCCTTCAGCGCCGAGGAAGCGGAGATGTCGCTCGGCGAGCTGGCCTGCCGGGTGGGAGAGGCGCCGGAGCGCCTGGCCGATGCGATAACAGCGGTCCGCGTGGTGCGGGGTGAGCGCACCACTGTCAGCCCGGTGGACATCAGGGCCCAGTTGCACCCGGCGGTGCGCAAGGCGCTGGATGCTGACCGCGGCGGCGTGGCGAGCGGAGGGCTGGGGTCTTTCTTCTCCGATTAAGCCGGTAACTCCGGCGGAGGGAAGACCTTGCTCCACATCCAGTGCAACCAGTGCGGTCAGTGGGTGACCGCCACTGACGGCAGCAACCCTGGCGCCGCTCTCACGTGCAATTGCTGCCAGCTCGATCACGATCACGACGCGGCGGCCAACGCCTGTCCCGGAGCCGGGCTGAATCACCCCGAGGCTCCGTGCCCGAACCCGATGACCTGCGTGGCCGTGACCCCGGCAGGCGAGGACTGCCCTGGCACCCACTGCGGCCTGGGTGTTGACGGTTGCACTGTCTGCCGCCCGATCACCATCACCCTCATGGCTGTCCCGGTTCAGGCGGTGTGAGATGAGGAACCTCATCCGGCGCGTCATTGCCACCGCCCTGCTGTTCATCGTCTGGCGCCTGGCGATGCCGGCGGCCAGCATGACCGACCGCACGCGCGTCGGCGCGCTCATGAACTGGCTCTACAACGGCGGGTCCGCGCCTACCGTTACCAGTCCGTACAAGCTGAGGCTGATGACCGCGGCCGGGTCGAACACCTCCAACGGCACCGAGTCGACTTCCGGTAACTGCCCTGGCTACACCGCGGGCGGCGTGTCGATGGGCTCGCCGTCATTCAGCGCCAGTTCGGCGGGCGTATCCGCCAGCGCCAACGCGGAGACCTGGACGGCCACCGGCGCGTGGACGGCAGTCGTGGCGGTGGAGATCTGGGACAGCGCCGGCACGCCGCTGCGCTGGCTGCAGGGCACCATCACGTCGGTGACGCTGGCGAACGGCAACACTCTCAGCTTTGCCGCGGCTGCGGTCACCGCCGACGCCTCGCAGTGGTAGCCGCCTTAGCAAGCAGGCTGGAGGGCGCTGGTGACTACCTACACCCTGTTTAGCCAGTCGCTCACCGACACTGACGCAGGCAACACGACCGCGCTCAGCGCTGGCACGCAGTTCTCGCTGTCTCAGGCGTGCACTCTGGGCAAATTCTGGTGGTACAGCCCGAGTACTGCCGACGCGCTGCCGGATGCGGTCGCTATCTACACGGTGACCGGCCAGGCTCAGGTTTCCGGCACCTTGATTAACTCGCCCGCTTGGTCCGGAGCGGCGGGGTCCGGGTGGGTCAGCACCACGTACAGCTCTCCGCCGGCGCTTGCCTCAGGTACCAACTACCTGATGGTGGTGCACGGAAAGGGCACGTCCACCGGATGGTACGGCCGGATCGTCGGTTACTTCTCCAGCGGTGCCGGGTCCGGCGGCGTCTCGAACGGCCCGATCTCCGCACCGGGAAACGCGGCGGCGGCTAACGGCCAGGGCTGCAGCCTGAACGGTTCGTCCATCGCCTACCCGACCTCCGCAGGCGCCGGCAACAACTTCCTGATCGACATCGAGGTCACTCCCGCAGCTACGCAGGCGACTGCGGCTCTGACTGGCATCGGCACCCTGACGGCCTCCGGAGTGCTGGCCGCCGCGGCGGCGCTGACAGGACAAGGTTCGCTCGGGG